GTCACGACAGCACCCGCCCCGACAGCCTGGACCATCAGCGTAGGCCCGGCGACCCGCACCGGCTCGGTGTACTGCCCGACAGGCGTGACGCCCGGCGATGCAGCGGCGCCGAAGGTGGCGCGCAAGGTGATTTCGTTCATGGATGGTGGTCGTGGTTGGTGGTTACTTGCGGGGGCGGCTCAGGATGTCCTGGGCAGCGCGCTCGAACTCGGCTGCAAAACGCGCACGGACGACTGTCGAGACAACGCCATCGAAGTCGAGGCGCTGGCGGTAGTCCGGGGCGTTGCGGGTGAAGATGAACAGCGGGCGCAGGCGCTTGCCTTCGCGGCGGTAGATGCCCGCCTGGGCACCAGCACGGGCGCGGCGCTTGGCCCCGAAACCGACCGATGGCGTGCCGACGAACAGCGCGTTCTTGAGCTTCTTGCCCGTCTGGCTCTTGGTGCCCTTCAGGGCGCCGAGCACCTGGTTGATGGTGGCGCGGCTGACGTTGCCGGCGGCGTCAAGCTTGGCCGCGGCGCCGGGCATGGCGTACTCGCCGCGCTTGAGCATCCCGCTGTAGCGCAACGCCCGCTCGAACCGCTTTTCGCTGCGCTTGCCGCCCTCGACACCCGGCAGCAGGTAGGACTCGGGCCGCGTGGCGCCCTGCCCCGCCTGGTCCTTGACAGCGACGGAGGCGAGCAGCTTGTCCTTGGTCGCAGTGACCACGCGCAGCGCGTTGAGGGTGTAGCGGGTCGGCCCTTTGAACACCTCGGGCATGACCCGCTTCACCTCGGCCTGCCCAGCCACGGCACAGCGCGTGAGCGCAGCGGCAGCAGCGTAGGGGATGACACGCGCAGGCACGCTCCGGGCCTCGGCGATCACATCGGCAATGGAGCCTGATCGGGTGAGGTTGAGCATGGGCGCGGGCAAGAAAAAGCCCCTGGGGATGCGATCCGCAGGGGCCAAAGTCAGGGGGATTCAGGAGACAGATTCAGCCGGTCGCAACTTCAGGACTAGCCGTTTCAGGGGTGATTTTGCGCGTTTGTGTCTCAGGCACCAATCGGTTTGTTGTCTCAGTCAGTGAGACAGTTTTCAACGCTGGCGGTAGCCTTCTGAGCCTCAATCACGGCATGCCGAGCAGCAGTGACGCGCTTGGCGAACTCGTTGACATAGCGATACCAGGAGGCCCGCGAGATGCCAATGGCCTCGGCAGCAGCCTTGATATTGCGGACACGGTACCGGTAGTGCAGCTCGAAGGCGCGGCGGCGCTCGTCCAGCGGCTGGGCGGTGATGGCCATGTTCAGCGCCCACAGGTCGGCGGACAGCTCAGCATCTGGTCCGCCTGGCTGTGTGGCCCGCGTCTTGGCCGACAGCTTGGCCAGGATGCCTGCGCCAAGCGGCGGCGGCGCGTAGAACTTGCGAGTCGTGACCCAGTTTGCCCAGCGTTCGCACAGCTCGTGCTCGGGGTTGGTGTTGTGTGCAACAGCGGTGGTAGTAGTCACAGGCGGGTACCTCGGTTGAGCATGCCGACGCGGCGGGCGGCGGGCTTGTGGTGCAGGGGCAGCGGCTTGGACGGCAAGCGCGCAGGGATGGCGATGGGAGCGGGCGCCGGCGGTGGTGCATCGGCCAGGACTGGAGCGGGCGGGAGATCCGCGTCATGGTCGGCTGGCGGCAGGTCGGAGGCGTCGGCGGCGGCGAACAGGTCGGGCGTGCTGGCGGCGGGAATCATGGCGGCACGGCGGTTGCGCCAGTCAGCGGCGCTCCACTTGTGCAGCCCGAGGTAGTACGCCACGGCGAGGTTTCCGACCAGGCAGTCGAGCGGCTCGTTGCGGATGCCGTTGGCACGCTTGACCCACTCGCGCACGGCCACGCCCTTGACCCAGCGCACCTGGGCGACCTCGGACAGCAGCCCCTCGAAGTAGTCCTCATCAAGTCCGCTGGACCAGTGCGGCGCACCGTCGCCGCTGGTGAGGCGCAGGCGTCCGAAAACCCAGTCCTTGGCGGTGTCGGTGCCGATCATCCACAGCCGCACGCCGTCGGTGACGCGCTCACCTTCCCAGTTGATGTCCTGGCTGGTGGGCTTGCTGGCGATGATGGGCCGGCCGCGCAGGCTGTGGCCTTTGGTGGCTATGCAGCCGAGGTGTGCGCGCTTGGCCGCGTAGTTGTACACGTCCTGCGTGTTGTGGCCGCCAGTGTCAACCCCGTAAGCGCTGATGCGCAGCAGGCGGCCGGACGCATGCGCGAATGGAGTCTTGCGGATGATGTCGAGCTGTCGCCAGACGCTGGTGGGCGACTCGGGCGACTCGGTCGGCGATCCCCACAGCGTGATGTGGTCAAGCGTCCAGTGTTCGAGGCCCGGCCCCCATGCCTCGATGCTGACTTCCAGCCGGTTCGGTTGCGTGTCAGCGAAGGCGGTCAGGACGATGGCGCGGTCAGGGATGACGCGGGACGGGATGGCTTCAGCCTGGGCACGCTGGTGCAGTTCGGTGACGCTGCCAGCTTCCTCGGTGTCGTCGTAGCAGAGGGCGAGCCGGGTGTTCCAGAATGCGCGGATCTTGGTGCTGTCACCCTTCTCCTTGGCCTCGATGGCGGCGCGGTGCAGCCGCACCAGGTCGAGCCAACTGGTCCAGCCGAGCTGGGCGTAGAGCTGCGAGATAGTGAAGGACTCGGTGCCGTCTTCGCTCTCGGCCATGGGCACCCAGGCATAGGCGGCGAGCATGGCGGTCTTGTGGTGCTCGTCGATCTCGCCGCCACAGTCCGGACAGACCAGCCAGGCACGGGACATGGCGTCGTCGTGTCGCATGTTGTCCCACAGCATGGGGTGCATGTGGCCGCAGTGTGGGCATGGGACGTGGCAGTGCTGCTGGTTTCCGCGCTGGAACAGCGCAAGGATTTTCGAGAATGCGGCGGGTTTCTTCGGACTGCTGGAGTAATAGATTTTGGCGTTTCGCCCGAAGGTGGACGCCCGGTTTTCCAGAACCTCGATTGGGTCGCCCTGCCCCTGAATATCGGCCTCCCAGTCGTCGATTTCATCCCCGGCCAGATACCGCGCCGGGATTTCAGCCAGGTTGGCGGCGCTGCCTGCGGTAGCGATGTAGAGGGTGCCGCCACGGAAGGTCTTGGTCGTGTTGGTGTTCTTTCCGTCGCGGCTGCGTGGCTTGGCGAACCGGTCGCGCACCCGAGGCGTGGCCTTGATGGTGTTGTCGATGCGCAGTGCCAGACGCTCGGCCAGGAAGCCGTTCGGCATGAGCACGAGGGCGTTCGACGGCGCATGGTCGGCCACGGCCATGAGGAAGTTCATCATGGTCTGGGTCTTGAGCAACTGCGAGGCGCCCATGACGACGACACGGCGGGTCGGGCTGGCCGGGCTCAGGGCACGCATCACGCCGCCGGCGAAGGGGGTGCGGTCGAGGTCGTACTTGCCGCCTTCGGCGTTGCCCTCGGTGGGGATGTAGGCGTGGGCGCGTGACCAGTCGTCGATCCACAGTTCCGGATCTGGCATGAGGCCCTCGGCGTAGCCGCGGCTGTAGGCGGAGGCACCGTCAGCGAATGCCATCGGTGGCAGCCTCCAGCAGTGCAGCGCGCATGGCGTCGGCCAGGCGGTGCTCCAGCTCCCATGGGTCGGCGATGGGCGCCAGGAGCGGGGCGACCTTGGTGACGGCGCGCATGACGGCATCGCGGGTGGTGCGGGCTTCGGTGTACGACCGGCGGTTCACGTCTTCGAGCAGGACAAGGGAGCCTTCGGAGTTCATGCGGTCGATGCGGGCCTGGGCGGCTTGCTCGCGCTCCTTCAGGCTGCGGGCGATGAGCAGGTTCTGTTTGTGGTCGGGGCCGTAGAGGGCCTCGACCTGGGCGGTGGTGAGGTCGTCGGACAGGGCAGCGGCTTCGACGGCAGTGGCCTTCGCTTCGGCCGGCGCAGCGAGCTGGGCGCGGACGGCGGTGGCGAGGATGTTTCCGGGATCGCGGGACGCCTCGATCTGGACGCGGACGGAATCGGGGGACCAGGTTCCGTCTGGCTCGGAGGTGATCCGGCCCTGAGATTTAAGCTTCGAGAAATACGCAGGGGAGAAACCGAGCACGGCGGCGCAATGGGCCTGTGATCCGACTGGCGGAGCACGCTTTACC